ATGAATACGGGTAAGCAGTTATCAGATTATGAAGAAGTCCTTCTCCCAAAAGATATCATGGAGATTCTTCATATCAGTCGAAGCACAGTCTATAAGCTACTGGACACAGGTGAGATCAAATCCATACGCGTTGGTAACGCATACAGAATCCCAAAGAGGAATTTGACGGCCTTCATGTTTCCGGAGAGCAAGGACCTTTCATCGGCTTCTGAATCCACCCGTATTGATATGAAAAAGGGGGGATCAGAATGAACGGCACGACAGCATTTTCACTTGAGATTCTTTTTCTCAATGATCTTTTGAACAGCAAAGTAATTGATGAGGATATCTATAACAGAGCAGTTCAAAAGATAGCAACTATTGGAAACATCAATGCTCCGGAGAAAGCGGAATACCGAGCAACAGCTTGATTAAGAGGCGCAAATGTCACAGAAGAAAGCAGCAATCTATCATTTTACAGACGGATCTCAGAAGAGACCGATAGTAAATCAAAAACAAATTTTCAGACTTACAGAGTTTGCAAAGTCCAGAGGATTTGAGGTTGCAGAAGTCTTCTGTGACAAGAGCCTGTTCCGTTATCAACGGACCGAGTTCGATCGCTTTATGTCAGAGTGCAATCAGTTTGATGCATTGATCGCTAAGGATTTTTACCATATCTCGAAAAACACGATGAAGAGCATGTCGATATTGAAACAGCTTCGAGATAAAGGCCTTGAAGTACATACACCGGATAATGGGAGTTTTGTCTGGAGTACGGCACCTTTTAATAAGAGCTTGAAGGTTGCCACATATACTTGCCACCTCGCAACACCGAAGGAAATGGAAGAAGTATTCCAACTCAGGCAGGATATTTTCAAAGCCTTTACCGAGAAAAAAACTGACTGGAAGATAACAGATCAGTTTTCGGATATGACGCTTCACCAAAGGGATGGCGAACAGCATGAACTTCAGAAACTGATTGCCAATAGAGATAAATACGATTTGTTACTGGTGCAGAACCTAAACGATATCCATTGGAGAACTTCGAATTTCTGCAGGATCAGAGAAGCGCTCGAGTTAGATATCTATTCTTTGCAAGACGGTTATCTAGAGTTCTGTTAAGAGGTATGGAACATGAATTATGCGGAAGAGATAAAGAAAAGAATAAATGATACTAATACGGAAAGCGTAAAAGCAGTCATTTATGCGAGAGTGTCGACAGACACTGATGGACAGAAAGAATCGTGTGCCAATCAGGTAGATTTGGCAAAAAAGTATATCGAAAGCCACCCCAACATTTATCTGATGAATGTATATGTTGATGATGGTATCTCGGGAAAGAATGATTTCAATAGGCCTCAATACAATGAAATGGTAGAGAAAATTGAAACCGGCGGTGTTGACTTAATTATCACGAAAGCCCTTTCCAGGCTGAACCGTGATCAGTTAAACTCACTTCAGCTCACAAGCATTCTTATCGAGTACAATACAACGGTTCTTACGCTTGAAGATGGTCAGGTTCATGACTTTGAGGATATGAACTCTGATCTTCTCCATAGTATTAAGTATGCCATTGACGCACAGTATGTAAAACAGCAGAGTATCAACGGAAGAAAAGTTCAGGAACTCAGGTGTGAGCGCAAAGAACTCTCTGCCAAGGACTGTGCTTTTGGGTATGACTGGCATCGTGACAGTAAATCAATAACTATCAATGAAGAGCAGGCGAAAACTGTACGCAGGATTTACGAGGAATACGTGTACTATAATCGCTTCCCAGCGCAGATAACGAGAGAATTGAACGCTGAGGGCATTACACTGTGCAACCGGAGCGTTCTTAATATCCTGCGGGATGAACGCTATATTGGGAAATTCTATATCAACAAACGCACTACGAAACTTGGAATGGGGAGAGTGAAATCAAAGCGCGTCAAACTCCCTAAAGAAAAGTGGGTGCTTGTAGAAAGACCAGACCTTCAGATAGTAGACCCAGAGCTGTTTGCACTTGCGCAGAGGGTTTACCATGCTCGGTTGACTATCTACACAAAGCCAGACAAGAAAACTATACAGACATACTTTCAGGGAACGCACAAGTATGCCGGTAAAATTTTTTGCGGTGTTTGTGGCAAGCCATTCCGCTTTGGATATGCTGACAGAAATAAAACTATTCCAATCTATAGAGTCGGGAACCATTCGAATTGCACGAGCAATATTAACCGCGTATTTGAAGAAGACTTGGATGGAATAGTAAAAGAGTCTCTAAAAAGGATTATGGATCAGCAGGACATTGTCTTTTCAACACTTGAAAAGGTCCTTCTGGAGTGTGTTGAGTCATCCCAAAAAGAGGGCGACACGGACGACCTGAAAAAGCAGAAAACTGCTCGTGAAAAGCAGATATCCAAGCTGCTTGACACACTTTCTGAAGATGTGCTAACAGGACCTGCAAAAGCCAGAGTCCTTGCAAGAATCAATGAAATTACAGATGAGATTGACAAGTTGTCGGAACAGATCCGTGTTAAAGAAGAAATAAAACTGGATGATTCCTATGTGACAGCTAAAATGGCGGGTATTAGGGCCGCCATCGCCAATCTCAGGAATTTTCAGACGATGGATCGGGAAAGAATTGTAAACTATATCGATCATATCGATATATTGCCGACTAACGATATGAAAATTCTGCTGAAGTCTGGACATGTGATTCTTTGCAACACAACCTATGGGAAAGAAAACTCAGCTGGAAATCATGTAGTTAAGAGGGATATCCAACATGGCCGGTGTTGAAACTCTGAAGCATATCGATGGTTTCAGCGCCTCGGACTTCCCCTACTATAATCCGATTCGGACGCATAACAAAAAAGTGAGGATTAAAGCGTAATAAAAAGATTCACGCCATCCCATGTACAAGTCTTCACTACAGAGCGAACGATCTCGTTGCGTTCTTTGTCGTTAAATCCATCTAGCCCTGATATTAACCTGGATATTTCCGCAATAGCTTTAAGAGAATCTTTTTCGCGTGCCATTTTGCGCTTTGATTCGTGTTCTATATCCGTAAGTTCTTTTTGCAATCTGCTTTTCTCTGAATCGAGATGCTTTATCTCCGCAATGATGTATTTTGATATAGAAGATGATTCAGCCAGAGCAAGAGATGCAGTCAACCGTCCGATCTTGCCGTCGCAGGATGTAATTGAGGAGAGAATCGCTTTTGGATCGCGAAGCGGTTTGTCCTCGGTTTTCTGAAGATACTGATTTATCAGCTTCGGATCGGCTGCAATGTCCCGAAAGATGCTAATCAATCGGCTGTCGAGCTTGTCACACGCCGTCTGTCCCATATCACAATAGCTGACCCCCTGACGCATCCTTTTGCGGCAGTAATACCAAGAAGAGCATGAGCCATCGACTCGTTTCTTTCTTGATACCGACATCAATGACCCACATTTGCAACGTAATACGCCCTTCATCAGCGGGACCGGCCATTTAGCATCTTTGATACATTTATGCTCAGAGAATCGAGATTGAACAAGCAGCCATTTATCGGCCTTCATGAATGGCTCCTGGTGCCCCAAGCAAACGGTCCATTTTTCTGGAGGCTGAAGCTGATGCTTCTTGTTTTTTCCAGTTGTCCGCCCGTAAACCATAACGCCCACAGAACCATCCCATTTTTCGCGCGGGGAATCTGGATCCATGATGCATCCTTTGTTTGCATAGTAGTCGTATACTTCCGGAGTAGCTTCTACACAGAATGGCATGGTAAGAATCTTGTAGAGCTGCGTAGACGAGAAGAATTTACCCGACAGAGTTTTGATGCCAGAATTTTTGAACTGCGTTTCCATCCCCTGTAGACTTCGGTTAGATGAAATAAATGTGTCAAATATACGATTGACATAGTCAACGCCGTCAGGATCAGGAATGATGGTTACATGCTTTCTTCCGTGCTCAACAATGCTTTTGCGGATATATCCTACTGGAGGATTCCCACCGGTCCAATATCCTTTTCGCGCAAGCCCCAGCATATTGTCCGAGACGCGCTCCGCAATTGTTTCTCTTTCCATCTGAGCAAAGACGGCGGTAACAAACATCATCGCCCGGCCAATTGGCGTTGTTGTATCAATTGTTTCCTTGATCGAAATGAACATGACTCCATGCTCTTCTAGCATTGCATACATGTTAGAGAAATCGCGGACATTCCTGGACAGCCGGTCCAGCTGGTAAACAACAAGGGCATCAGCAGCGTTTTCACGAATTCTGGAAAACATAAGTTGCAGCTGCGGTCGATCAGTATTGGCCCCGGTAAAATCTTCATCGGAGAAGCACTCCCAGCTGTCGATCTGTCCATGAAACTTCGATTCGCAGTAATCCAGACACATGCGTAGCTGATTATCAACAGAATCAGATTTGTCAGAGAATACAGATTTACGTCCATAGCAGAAGAAGCGCACAGAACCACCTCCTGTGATATAATGAAAAAGGTCAGAGGTTGCCCGTATAATGCGTCGGGGTACAATGACCTTTGCCGTCTGGTGTTGCAGCACCGGGCGGCTTTTATAATGCAGTTTCTACGCGATATTATTCCAGATATTTGCATATTTCATGCAAAAACGGGTATAATAAACGGGAATAGCGGTTTATAATCCATCGTCAATTTCTGTTTCTACCGGAGAAAGAGTATTTGACTGATAGATAAGTATGTTTGTAATCGTTCCATTAGAGCCAGATGTCGCAAGCCATAACTCTGTGTCCTCTCCTATCCATTTTCTAAGAAAAACAGCTTTTCCCATAGAAATTGAAAGAGCATACATCGATGGCGTGTTTTTTATGACATCCGCAGCAAAATCGTCTTTTTTTTCGTCTGGGTCTCCATATTTTTTCTTGAGTGACTTCTCAACATCCAAGAAGGTCTGATAATCGTCAGATATTCCGCCTTCTTCTTTATCGAATACATACCCTGCGGAATATAACCCTTTGTATCCGAAATAGAGAATTACACCAGCCGTCTTCCCGGCAACCTTTACATCTTGAACAGCAATGTCATTGTTCTCAGAATCATAAACATAGTCTGAATACTGTAATAGAAAATCAGAATTTTTTACCTGTTCTAATGAAGAACCCCACGGGATCCCCCGGAAGGTATACTCTTTTTCTGAAGATTCCGCTGCAAAATCTGACATCGGACCTGCGGACGTGATTGCCGGCATTGCTAATGCGATCGCCAGAGTCATTGTTACGATTGCATGTTTTTTCATAGTGGATCCCTCCTATAACTTCTTCCGTACTTCTGTACATTTTCCGACAATCCTGATCGGAAGCGTTTGCACCTCATCAGCCGAGAAGTACCACGGCGGATAATCCGGGTTATCAGATACAAGGGCGATGCCGTCATCGTATTTTTTGAGACGCTTACAAAGAGCTTCATTGTCGGAGTTAATTACTGCTATCACAACATCTCCAGATTCTACAGACAAGTTACGGTCAGCTACAACAACCGAGCCATTAGGAATGGTAGGAGTCATACTGTCTCCATCTATTACCACGGCAATTACACCGTTAGGATCGCCGCTATAGTCAATGAAATAAAGAATATCATCAGTTGCCAAATGCGGTTTCCCGGCTCCGGCCGCAGAATAAACAGGGATCCGATTATTACCCAGTGGGGCTTGAATGATATGAGAAGAGTCACCCCACCCCATAAGATATGTTGGTGAGCATTCAAGAACATTCGCCATTCTTTCAATTACTGAACGCTTGATATTCTCAACTCTTCCGTTTTCATATTTAGCAATTGCTGATTTTTGCAGCCCTAATTTGTCCGCCAATTCCTCTTGCGTATATCCCATTATTTTACGCCGTTCTTTTATTCGCTCAGCCATCCCCATAAGTGCGCCCTCCTGTTGTTTATACATTGATAATATACCTTGTTTGTGCGCATATCAATAAAAAGTGTCTTAAATTTCAAAATAGTAGTTGACAGAACAGACACTAAAGGATATTATTGTGGTGTCTTAAGAAGACACAAAAAAGGAGGTGAAAAAACAGTGCGGAAAGAAATCCTTGAAGCTGAAATGAAGCTTCATCATGACACAGGACAATCTCTGGCCGATTATCTGGGAATCGCACGCAGTACCTTCTCTCAGAAGCTTAATGAAAGCGGAACCGAGTTCACAAAGAAAGAAATAACAATGATAAGTGTCCGTTATCACCTTAATCCTGAGAAGATTGTACTCATTTTTTTTAGCCCAGAAGTGTCTAAATTAGACACTTCGGATACAGATAGCGATTTGTCAGGAGGGCCGGAAGCATGAAGCGAAAAGAGACGGAAATCAATGTCGTCGTGACATTCACCGAAGGATACCGGCAGCGATTCACGCAGGCATGTCTCGATCAGCTTGCCAAAAGAAAACAAACTGAGCAGGGCATGTGGGTGCTGAAGCAGGAAGCGGAAGCAAGGCCGGTCGCCTGAAACACTAAAGTAAACACAACACAGGAGGGAAACACAAATGGCAACAGCAGCAGAACTGAATAAGAGAAGAACCAGAGGCGAGAGGCTCCGGAAGGACGCGCTGGTGATGCATGTCCGGCTCACATTCATGAATGAGCTTCTGGGAACGGCCTCCGGAAACGAGGACATCCACGGAACCTACGTTGCCGGGAAAATCAAGAAGAAGCAGAAGGCCAGCCAGAAATACATAAGGGAAGGGCTGACCGATGAGCAGCGCGATGCGCTGGTGAATCAAGAATTGGAAGACATAAAGAACCTGAACGCTGAAGAAGAAATCACGAAGGGGAAGACGTTCTTCCCACGTAATGATAACGGTGAGCCGATCCTGTTCGACTACCAGATCCGTGGGTTCTTCAAAAGCGCCTGCGGGGCCTGCCGGCAGATTCCGGAGAGCGAGACGACCGCGAAAAAGTTCACGGCCTATAAGGGCAAGATAGACACGCTGATCCAGGTGTATTCCGACGTCCAGAAGAGCAAGGACGCGATCACAAACGGCACTGTTGAAGATAAGACGGTTCGCGAGATCGTAATTCACACGAACAAGCCGATCGGTGACTGTCAGCGGCCGCTGCGGGCATCGACTCCGCAGGGCGACAGAGTGGCAATCAGCGACAGCGAAAGCATCGCACCGGGAGCATGGGTGGAGTTCGACATCGTAAGCCTTCTGGGAGAAGGAAGCCGCGGGATGATCGAGGAATGGCTGGACTACGGTTACGACAACGGCATCGGCGGTTGGCGGAATAGTTGCAAAGGATCATTCATCTGGGACTATGTGGACCCGGAAGAGTAATGGCAACGATGTGGAAGAGAAAAGCATTGAATGGCTACGGCATGTCGAAGCGTTAAGTTGCAAAAGCAAGGAATGGCCAAGAATAGCATCAGAATAGATTAGCTATGATAAGCAATAGTTTCGTTTCGCACTGAAAAAGCATTGCTCTGCATTGGACGGCGAGGGCGACGCACAGCGATCATAGGCATCGCAGAAGAAGAGTGAAGCGATGCACTGCGATGGCGACGCAAAGCGAACACAGGCAACGCAGAAGAAGAGCATAGCGTAGCGCGCCATAAGAAAAGAGTGGAAATGCGCAGGCAAGGTAGTGTTTAGATTGCAAGGCGAAGGAAAGGCATAGAAACGTCGCGCGGAAGCAACACGCACTAACACGCGCTAACACGCACTAACACACGCTAACACGCAGAGTAACAGAGGCGCATGGTGAGGCAGAGAGAAGCAGAAGCAACGCGTCACATCGATCGGAGAAGCGATAGTAAAGCGCTGACAGGCTACGCAGCTGGCAAAGCGACGAGATATGTGGCACAGCAATAGCTATGCGGGGCATTGTTGGGAAAAGCAAAAGAATAGAGATGAATAGAGATTCATTGTTATGTAACGCCAAAGCGAAGCAATGCGAAGATCCGCACAAGCAATGCATTATGTGGATTCGCAAGAGCCAAGGTTGCAAAGATGAGTGATGCCAAGGCAAAGACTGGAAAAGTTTAGGCGATGATTTGCGAAGAGAAGTCTAGCAGCGCCGTAGCGATGCTGTGCCTGGACTGGCCATAGATAAGCTGTGAAGAGCAACGATCAGCTAAAGAAAAGTTTAGCAGCGTATTGGTCGCAGGGGCAAAGCGTCGCGGAGCGATGCGGCGGCATGAAAGGGCGAAGAAATGTGTCGAGTAGCGTTAATCACAATCCGGAATGGGGATGTCGTCCGCAAGGAGCATATGAGCTATGCAGCCGCACGAAGGCATTGCTTAAACCGTAACTGGCGGGATGGCGAATGCCAGCTCGCGATTCAAATCACAGGAGGGGAAAGAAATGAGAAGAAAGATCATCATTAAGGCTTTGTCCGCCGGTATAGCGGCGGGATTCCTGGCACTGGTAAAGCCGGAAAGTCAGCCTGGCATGGGCGTGACTGCGATCATCGCGATCGCGTTTTACATGCTTAACTGCAGGGCGCTGTCATCGCTGATCCGCGAAAAACATTACTATACGGCAACGACAATCAGCGACCGGTACGGCCTGACCAGATGGGCCGACACAAAGGTAGGCGCATGAAATGCAGAGACGATTGAAATGTGAGTTATATAACGACTCCATGCAGAACTGGAAAGGCTACCCGATCCACAAGGCCCAGCTCATCATCGCGGATGTTCCGTACAACGTCGGGACAAACTTCTATGGTTCCAACCCCATGTGGTACAAGGGCGGGGACAACAAGAATGGGGAGTCTAAATTCGCTGGAAGACCGGGATTCACAAGCGACTTCAATTTTAACCTGTATGAATACTTCCATTTTTGTTCGCAGCTGATGAAGAAGGACGACACGAGACCATGCGCAAGAGGAAGATCATCAGACAGCCCATGCATGATTGTGTTTTGCTCCTTTGAGCGGTTTCAGACACTCATCAATGCAGCCGCAAAACATGGATTCATCCACTACATCCCGCTTGTGTTCGTGAAGAATTACAGTCCGCAAGTTCTGAAGGCGAATATGCGGGTTGTCGGAGCGACTGAATATGCGCTGCTGTTCTACCGTGACAGGCTTCCTAAGTTCAGAAACGGGCTGAAGGTGGACGAGAACGGAAAAAACATCCGCAGAACCGGGCACATGATATTTAACTGGTTCAAATGGGAACGGGATCCAAAAGACATCCCGAAGATTCATCCGGCGCAAAAGCCTGTTTCACTCATAAAACAGCTTGTGCAGATATTCACTGACCCGGGAGACGTTGTGATTGATCCGTGATTCGGTTCCGGAACAACAGCTAGAGCGTGTCAGGAACTGGGAAGAAATTTCTATGGATTCGAAATCAGCAAGACATTTTACAGACGCGCAGTCGATGAAATGCTGCTGAAAGATAAAGGAGGGACACAGGATGGCAGTGAAAATCAATGAACTTGAGATCGAGAACATTAAACGGGTAAAAGCCGTGCAGATGACACCTTCAACGACAGGGCTGACAATCATCGGCGGAAACAATAACCAGGGCAAAACTTCTGTATTGGATGCGATTGCGTGGGCGCTCGGAGGCAATTACTTCCGTCCATCACAGCCGCATCGGGAAGGATCTGTATCTGATCCGTATCTCCATGTGGTGCTCAGCAACGGCCTTGTTGTAGAGCGAAAGGGCAAGAATTCTGATCTGAAAGTGACTGACCCGACCGGAGGCCGTGCCGGGCAGCAGATTCTTGACAGCTTTATCTCGAAGCTGGCACTCGATCTTCCGAAATTCATGCAGGCCAGTGACAGCGAAAAAGCTAATACCCTTCTTAATATCATTGGGGTAAAGGAAAAGCTTACCGCACTGGAAAAACAAGAAGAGGAAATTTATCAAGAACGAACGGCAATCGGCAGGATCGCGGACCAGAAGAAGAAATATGCGGAGGAGCAGACATATTATCCGGACGTTCCGCAGGCACCAGTGTCAGCGTCGGAGCTGATCAGGCAGCAGCAGGAAATTCTCGCCAGAAACGGCGAAAATCAGCGGAAACGTGACAATCTGGAACATATAAAGGCGGGAAAACGCCGCCTTGAGATGCAGATTGCAGATCTCCGCGAAAAGCTGGAAGCCATGGAGGCGCAATACGAAACCTATGTTGAAAATGAACAGATTGCCGAAAAGACGGTCGCTCAGCTTCAGGACGAGTCAACTGCGGAGCTTGAAGAAAACATCGCACAAATCGACGAGACGAACCGGAAAGTCCGGGCGAATCTCGACAAAGACAAAGCTGAAGAGGATGCAAAACAGTATGTTGATCAGTACAACAAGCTGACAGCTCAACTCGACAAAGTCCGCAAACAGAAAAATCAGCTGTTTGATGGGGCAAAGCTTCCACTTCCGGGGCTGACTGTTGAGGATGGGAAACTGCTGTACAACGGTCATCCATGGGATTGCATGAGCGGATCAGATCAGCTGAAGGTTGCGACTGCAATTGTACGGGAATTGAATCCTGAATGCGGTTTTGTTCTGCTTGACAAGCTGGAACAGATGGACAGAAATACGCTTGCCGAGTTCGGTGAATGGCTGGAAAAAGAGAACCTGCAGTGTATTGCCACCAGAGTGAGCAACGGTGATGAATGCAGCATCATCATCACCGATGGATATAGTGAATCAACCACGCTGAAAACCGCGAAAGCGCCGTCATCAGCGTGGAAGGAAGGAGAGTTTTAATGGAGATAACACGAGGCGTTATCCACAAGGCGACAAAAGTTGTCATTTACGGTCCGGAAGGGATCGGGAAATCAACACTGGCTTCTAAATTTCCCGATCCGGTATTTATCGATACTGAGGGCAGCACGAACATGATGGATGTGGCGCGGCTTCCCGCGCCTTCCAGCTGGACAATGCTATTTGAAGAGATCGATTAT